GGCAAGGGCGGTTCGCTTGAAGGCCCGATGCAGTTTTTCCTTGATGTTGCAACGCGCGTTTTCAATGGCGTGGTGTCTATCGTCGGGACGCAGATCGAAGTCCTAACCGACATCCTGAACGCGCTAGCGGCCCTGTTCCGTGGCGATTTCTCGGCCATGTTTGGCTACCTGAAAGACGCCGCCGTGACGATGGCCACGGGCATTGTGCGCGCCTTTGCCGCCATGTTCCCCGACGTCGTGTCGTGGGTCCAGAAGACCTGGCAGGGCGTCAAGACGTGGCTGGTCGACAAGTTCACCGACGTCGTTAAGGCGGTGCAACAGAAGATCGCCGCCGTCACCGGGTTCTTCAAGGATATGTGGGATGCGGTGGTGGGGCATTCCTATGTCCCCGACATGGTGGACGGGATCGCCGCTCACTTCTCCCGCCTCGATAAAGAGATGGTTAAGCCCGCTCTGGATGCCACGGCGAAGGTCGAGGCGGCGTTCGGCAAGATGCAGGATCACGTCGGCATCACCCTGCCCGGCATCGGCGGCAAGCAAAACCCGCGCGGCCCTAACGCGCCGGTCAACGACAACGGCCACGGCGGCGCTTCGCCTGATGTGAGCATCTTCGGCGGCAAGGTCATGTCAACCGAACGCGTCGAGGAGCTTCGCGCTCAGTTCGTCTCGTTCGGCCAAAGCTTCACCGATGCTGTCCGCGCCGGTCGGCTGAAAGATTTCTTTGCCGACGTGGCTAATCAGTTTGTCGATAAGCTGATTAACCAGGGCATCAACAACCTGTTCAACGCGGTTGGCAGCAGTTCATCTGGCGGCGGCTGGATTAGCGCAATCGCTAGCATCTTTACCGGCGGCAGTGGGTCAACGCCGGGCTTTGCCACGGGCGGTTCTTTCACGGTCGGCGGCTCGGGCGCAATGGATAGCAAGCTGGTGCAGTTCCGCGCCACGCCCGGCGAAATGGTCAACATCACCAAGGGCGAGCGCGGCCAACGTCAAGGCGCGACCAACGTCTTTGACATGCGCGGCGCTGTGGTCACGCAAGACCTGCTCAACCAGATGAACCAGATTGCGGCAAACGGCGACGCGCAGGTTCTCGGCGCCGTCGCGCGTGAGAAACAGCGCGGCGACAAGGCCAGTCGCTACACGGTGGCGAGGGCGCGGCGATGAGCGTCACGCTTCCAACTAGCCCGCCGCCCCGATCCATCACGCCTCGGCTGGTCACGGTTCGGGCTGACCTTCGCCCGGCTTTTGGCGGGGCTACGCAGCGGATCGCGCGGGCGGGATCCCATTGGGCGTTTGACGTCGAGATGCCGCCCATGTCCCACGCTCAGGCGCTGGATTGGGTCAACATTCTGGACGAAACCGACACCTGCATCCTTCGACTTCCTGAGCCGGGCATCACCATCGGATCTCCGGGAACGCCGCTGGTCAACGGTGCGACGCAAACCGGTACGTCGCTGATTACCGATGCCTGGACGGCGAGCTACGCCATCCCCAAGGGCAAATTTATCGGCGTGTCGGTGTCGGGGCTTCAGTACCTCTACCAGACCACGACGGCGGTCACGGCGAGCGGGGCGGGGGCGGCGACGCTAGCCCTTCGTCCGATGCTTCGCGCGTCACCGGCTGACAACGCCGCGCTGATTATCAACCCCGCCACGGTCGAGGGGTTCGTGAGCCTTCCCGACGGCGCCATGAACATCAGCGTTAACCGGCTGATCGAGGGTCTGACCTTTACGATTGAGGAGCGGCGATAGTGGACGCCACACTCAAAACCGAGTTTCAGGCGGCGGGCCTCACGACCTTCACCGCCGTCTCTATCGCGCTATCCGGTGGGACTATTTACCTCGTGTCGGGCGGGGCTGACATCACCATCGCCGCGCAACTCTACAGCGCCTACAACACGACCTATGGCGCCCTCGGTGAAGTGGACATCATCAACGACGGGATCGACGGCCAGACCACGCGGGCGACTATCACGCTGCACCCGCCGTCGTCGGCGGCAATCGCGACACTCGCGGCGACGGCAGAGCAAGACGCACGGGTGTTCGTCTACCAAGGCGCGGTCAACACCGCGACCGGCGCCAGCATCGGCACGGTCGAAACCCTGTTCCGGGGCGAACTGGATTATCCGTCGCTGTTTGTCGGCGAGGCCGGTTACGCGCTGACCCTGGAATGTGGGACCGAAGAGGCCCGGCTTCTGGAGCGCAACGAAGAGCGCAAGCTGGTCAACACGTTTCATCAGGCGTGCTTCTCCGGCGAGCTGGGGCTGGAGAAGGTGACGGCGCTGGTCCGCAAGGTTTACTGGCGAGCGACCGCGCCTACCACAGTCGTCGCCACAAGCCGTCCGCGTGGCCCCGGTGGGCGGTCCTGATGACGCCTCCTATTGTTGTCCGCAGCGAGGCCGCGCAAGCCTGCATTGACCGGTTCAGCGGCAAGGCGATGGCCTGGGGCAAGGTCGATTGCGCCAAGATCGCGGCGCATAACCTGCGACATCTTGGCATCGCAACCTCGCTCATGAAGGGCGCGGTCTATTCGTCCGAGATGGGCGCGGCCAAGGAGTTGCGGGCGCGGGGCTTTAACGGCCTTGGCGATGCGATGGACGCAATCGATCGGGTGTTTCGCATCCCGCCTGCGATGGCCACGACGGGCGATGTGATCGGGCTGGCGTGCGAGGGCTCGCTTTGGGACATGGCGCTGGTCGTGTCGGTGGGTAACGGGCGCGTGCTGGGGATTAAAGACGGGCTTTGCGCTGTCATGCAGCCCGACCTGAACTACGCGGTCGCGGCGTGGAGGTGTAACCCATGCCGCAGATAGTTGCAGCCGCCGCAACCCTGATCGCTGCTGGTGTTTCGACTGGTCAAGTGGTTGCAACCGTGGCCACTTTGGCGGCTATTGAGGCTGCCAAAATAGCGGTTAGCGTAGCAATTTCTGCGATTTTGACGGGCGTTACAAAGCCCGACGTTGCTGCTGCGGAGGGCCGACCTACCGAATGGGCGGCAGACCCTAACGCGGCTATTCCGTTCGTTCTGGGCCGTCGCGGCGTGTCGGGCGTCATCGTTCACCGCGACACCTACGGCGCCAACAATCGCTTTCTGGCCAACGTCACCGTCTACAGCGGCGGCGGTCCCATCAACGCTTATGGCGACTTCCTGGTGGACGGGGCGACGGTCTCATTCACCGGCGAGGCCATGAACGGCTCACCCGCCGGTCGCCTGTATCGCCAGACCAAGTTGGGCGATCAGCCTGACACCGCGTTGACCTCGCCGACTGTCTCGCCAGCCGCATCGCTCAGTGATTGGGGAGCGTCGCATAAGCTGTCGGGCTACGCCTGTTCGATGATTACGTTGCAGCAGGACGGCGACTTCAAATACTGGCCTGCCGGCATCCCGAGGACGTTGCAGGAAATACAGGGGATCAAGTCGTGGGACCCCCGGCTGGATAGCACATGGCCGGGCGGGTCGGGCTCCTGTCGCCTCGCTACGCCGTCAACCTGGGTCTATTCGACGAACCCGATTATCAACGCTCTGAAGTGGGCGCTGGGCATCAAGCACAACGGCGTGCTTGTCGGCGGCATCGGATCTTCGGTGGACGGGATCGACGTGGCGGCGTTTATCGCGGCGGCCAACGTGGCGGACACCAATAGCTGGACGGTTTCGGCGGTCGCCTACTCTGACGCTCCGTCGGGCGACGACAAGTATCAGGTTCTTGAAGCACTGTTGCAGGCAGGCGGGGCGGTGCCCTCGCGCAAGGCCGGCAAGATCAGTTGCGTCTCGCGCGCGGCTAACCCGTCGTCGGTCGTCACCATCACGGCGGCGGATACGGCAGGGCCGTTTGACTTCCGCGCCGGCTCGCCTCGTGAAGGCCGGATCAACACCATCATCCCCCGGTGCGTTCAGGAAGCGCACGAATGGGAAATGGTCGATCTGGAGCCTGTCACCAGTGCCACCTACGTCACCGAAGACGGCGGGGCGACGCGCTCGCGGGGCGTGACGTATGCCTATGTGGCCAACGCCGACCAAGCCGCTCAGCTTGCAGCTTACGATATTGCAGACAGCCGCGAGGGCATCACCGGGACCATTACGCTGAAGCCCTACCTTCGCGACCTGGAGCCGGGCGACGCCTTCACGATTAACGAAGACGGGTTCGCGCTGGCGTCTCAGAAATGCCTCGTTCTCTCACGGTCCTATGACCCAGCGCGGGATGTGGTGACGGTGACGTTCCGCAGCGAAACGGCGGCAAAGCACGCATGGGCGCTGGGCAAGTCGGGCGTGGCGCCGTCCAGCCCCACGCTCGGGACGGTTGACCCCGCGACGGTCCCGACGCCCGATGTCGCGAACTGGTCTGTAACTGCCCCGACCAACAGCTCGCCGGTTCTGCTGTTGAGCGGAGCGGTTCCCACGTCCGTAAACGTCAGCAAAGTCATAGTCGAGTACCGCGAGGACGGTTCAACGGACTGGCGGACGTTTGGCGAGCTGGGGCCGTCCACCATCGGGGCGGAACTGGCCGGGCTTACGGCGAACACTGACTATGAGATTGCGGTCTCATACCGCAACACCTTCGGCGCGCTTGGTGATCGCCTTGTCCTGGCGCCGGAAACCACGGGCTACCTTGCCGGCGGAGACTTGGCCGATAGCAGTGTCAACTCACCGTCCGTCAATACGGGCGCCCTGACGCGCATCACCGCTGACCAATCCGTGGGAACGTCCGTCACGATTATCTCGGCGGGTGGCAG